GATGCCCGGATGCAACCTTTATATTTTCTAATCACTACTGCAGGAGATAATCAAAACAGCATCTGCTGGGAAGTTCATCAAAAGGCGCTGGACATTATGGCAGGAAGGAAAAATGATCCCACCTTCTACCCTGTCATTTATGGTGCAGATCTTGAAGATGACTGGTCTGATCCTAAGGTATGGAAGAAAGCAAACCCATCCCTTGGCATCACCGTTAGCATGGATAAAGTTAAAATGGCCTATGAGTCTGCAAGACAAAACCCTGCCGAAGAAAACAGCTTCAGGCAACTTCGACTCAATCAATGGGTGAAGCAGGCTGTTCGCTGGATGCCTATGGATAAATGGGATGCCTGTGCTTTTCCTGTTAATCCAGAAAGCCTTAAGGGCCGCATCTGTTATGGCGGTCTGGACTTATCTTCATCCACAGATATCACTGCCTTTATACTTGTGTTCCCTCCACAGGATGAAGACGATAAATATGTGGTTCTACCATACTTCTGGATACCAGAAGACAGCATTGACCTTAGGGTTAGGCGGGATCACGTGAACTATGATGTGTGGGAGAAACAAGGATTTCTGATGACCACTGAAGGCAATGTGGTCCACTACGGATTCATCGAAACATTCATTGAGGAACTTGGAATGAAATATAACATCCGCGAAATTGCCTTTGACCGCTGGGGAGCAGTTCAGATGACACAGAACTTAGAGAATTTAGGCTTCACCGTTGTACCTTTTGGTCAGGGATTCAAAGATATGTCTCCGCCTACAAAAGAATTAATGAAGCTGACTTTGGAAGAAAAAATCGCTCACGGTGGTCATCCTGTTCTCCGCTGGATGATGGATAACATTTTTATTAGAACCGATCCTGCTGGTAACATCAAAGCAGATAAAGAAAAATCCACTGAAAAGATTGACGGTGCTGTTGCCACAATCATGGCTCTTGACCGAGCGATCCGCTGTGGTGGAGAAACTGGTAATTCCGTTTATGATGATCGAGGATTACTCGTATTTTAGGAAAGGAGGTTGATGTCCATGGGAATATTGCAAGGAATATTCAAGGCCCGAGATAAGCCTAAAGACGCTCTTGGTGGCAGCCGCTATAGCTTCTTTTTTGGAAGCACCAGCGCTGGAAAACCAGTCAATGAACAAACCGCCATGCAAATGACCGCAGTGTACAGCTGCGTGAGAATCTTATCCGAGACGTTGGCGGGTCTACCCCTTCATGTCTACAAATACAATGATTCTGGCGGTAAGGAGAAAAACCTAAAACACCCGTTATACAAGCTGCTTCATGATGAACCAAATCCTGAGATGACTTCTTTTGCGTTTAGAGAGACGCTGATGAGTCATCTTTTATTATGGGGAAATGCCTATGCTCAGATTATTCGAAATGCAAGAGGTGAAGTGATTTCCCTCTACCCATTAATGCCAAACAAAATGACTGTCGATCGCGATTCAAGTGGTCGGCTTTTCTATATGTATCAGCGTGGCAATGAGGATGTCCCTTCTCTTGGTAGAGAACATCAGGTCTATCTTTCACCATCAGACGTCCTTCATATCCCTGGGCTTGGCTTCGATGGGCTGGTAGGCTATTCACCAATTGCCATGGCGAAAAATGCTGTAGGTCTTGCCATTGCTACTGAAGAATATGGAGCTAAGTTTTTTGCTAATGGGGCTTCACCGGGTGGTGTCCTGGAACACCCCGGTACTATCAAGGATCCTCAGAAAATAAAAGAATCCTGGAACGCAGCATACCAAGGAAGTGGCAATGCCCATCGGGTGGCTGTTCTTGAAGAAGGCATGAAGTATCAGCCTATAGGTATTTCTCCTGAGCAGGCTCAGTTCCTAGAAACCAGAAAGTTTCAGATCAATGAGATCGCTCGTATCTTTAGAGTGCCACCTCATATGCTGGCTGATCTTGAGAAGTCATCCTTTAGTAACATCGAACAGCAATCACTGGAGTTTGTAAAATACACCCTCGACCCTTGGGTGGTCCGCTGGGAACAGTCCATGTGCAGAGCTCTACTCATGGAAAGTGAAAAACCTAATGTATTTATCAAGTTCAATGTGGATGGACTTCTTCGTGGTGATTATGTAAGTCGAATGAGTGGTTATGCAACGGCACGTCAAAACGGTTGGATGAGTGCCAATGATATCAGAGAGCTTGAAAATCTGGATAGAATTCCAGAGTCATTAGGTGGCGACCTCTACCTCATCAACGGCGCCATGACTAAATTACAGGACGCAGGCGCGTTCGCAAATATCAAAGAAACGGAGGAACCTTAATGAAGAAGTTTTGGAACTGGGCACGAGATGAAAACACTGGTGTCCGAACACTTTATCTAGACGGCGTTATTGCCGAAGATTCATGGTTTGATGATGACGTCACCCCTAAGGCATTTAAAGCAGAGCTTACTGCCGGTGAGGGTGACATTGTTATTTGGCTCAATTCTCCAGGAGGTGATTGCATTGCTGCTAGTCAGATTTACGCCATGCTGATGGATTACAAAGGCACTGTTACCGTAAAGATTGACGGTATCGCAGCCTCAGCCGCCTCAGTCATCGCCATGGCGGGGACAACGGTGCTTATGGCACCAACTGCCCTCATGATGGTCCATAACCCCCTTACGGTGGCCATTGGAGACAGCGAGGAAATGAAAAAAGCCATCGCCATGCTTTCTGAAGTTAAAGAGAGCATCATCAATGCCTACGAAATCAAGACAGGTCAATCAAGGACAAAGCTCTCCCATCTTATGGATGCAGAAACCTGGCTCAATGCAAAGAAAGCCATCGAGCTTGGCTTTGCTGATGGCATCTTGGAGGATGAGAAGAAAAGAAATCAGACTGAGGACTTTACCTATGCCTTCAGCCGCAGAGCTGTTACCAACTCTCTGCTGGATAAGGTAAAACCCAAACTAGCAAAAGAGAATACTGGCACCCCAATTGAGTCGCTAGAAAAGCGACTTTCTTTAATTCAACACTAAATTTTAGGAGGAAAACACTATGAATAAAATTCTTGAACTGCGTGAAAAAAGAGCAAAATCCTGGGAAGCTGCGAAAGCATTCCTGGATACCAAAAGAGGTACAGATGGAATTGTATCCGCTGAAGACACTGCAACCTATGAAAAGATGGAAGCTGATGTTGTTGCCCTCGGTAAGGAAATTGACCGTCTGGAAAAGCAGGAAGCACTAGACCGCGAGCTTTCAAAGCCACTTAACACACCACTTACCGGAAAACCTATCTTCCAGGGTATGGAATCCAAAGGTGGTAGAGCTTCTGCAGAATACCAGAAAGCTTTCTGGAATGCCATGAGAACCCGTTCTGGTGAAGGGCTTGATCCAGTGATTAAGAACGCACTGCAGATCGGCACCGACACAGAAGGTGGATATCTTGTACCAGATGAGTTCGAGCGCACTCTTATTGAAGCCCTGGATGAAGAGAATATTTTCAGAAAGCTGGCCAACGTGATCTCCACTTCTTCTGGTGATCGTAAGATTCCAGTGGTAGCTTCCAAGGGTACTGCTTCTTGGATTGATGAAGAAGGTGCAATTCCTGAAAGCGATGATAGCTTTGGTCAGGTTTCTATTGGTGCTTACAAGCTGGGTACCATGATCAAGGTATCGGAAGAACTTCTAAATGACAGCGTCTTTAATCTTGAAAACTACATCGCCAGGGAATTTGCAAGACGTATCGGTAATAAAGAAGAAGATGCTTTCTTCACAGGAGATGGTTCTGGTAAACCTACAGGTATCCTGGCCGCTACTGGTGGAGCACAAATTGGTGTAACCGCTGCAAGTGCTACAGCTATTACCGTTGATGAGATTTTGGACCTTTTCTACTCCCTTAAATCGCCTTACAGAAATAAGTCCGTGTTCGTAATGAACGATGCCACCATTAAGGCAATTAGGAAACTGAAAGATGGTCAGGGTCAGTATATCTGGCAGCCTTCTCTTCAGGCTGGAACACCAGATACCATTTTGAATAGACCAGTTTACACTTCGTCTTATGTTCCTACCATCGCTGCATCTGCAAAATCCGTCATCTTCGGTGACTTTGGCTACTACTGGGT